TCTGGATATAGTCATTACAACAGACAGACAGCCGGTAGTAGAGGTACAGAAATAAATGACCCTAATAATACATGGTTTCAGCAAGAGCCACATTGGATATTAATAGAAGATTTACTTGGTGGTACATATCAGATGAGGTCAAAGCATAGAAAGTATTTGATGCAAGAACCTAGAGAGTTGGATGAGAGTTATGACAACAGATTAGCTCGTTCTGTCTGTCCACCTTATTTCTTAAGGTTAGAAAGAATGTTGGCTGGTATGTTAACTCGTAAACCAGTAAGGCTTTCTGATACAGGAAATAATTTAAGAGAACAACTGTTTGATGTTGACTTGCAGGGTAACGATCTCAATGTATGGACATATGAGACTGCTAGAAAAATGATTCGTTATGGTCATATTGGTGTCTTGGTAGATGCGCCAGCAACAGGAATTAATGGCAGACCATATTGGGTAACTTATACACCAAGAGATATTCTTGGCTGGCGAACAGAAATAATTAACGGCGAGATGCAGTTTTCGCAACTTAGATTACTTGAAAAGGTTTCAGAACCAGATGGACAGTATGGCGAAAAAATTGTAGAGCAAGTACGTTTGCTTACACCTGGTGCTTTTGAGATTCATAGAAAAGCAAAGACAGGAAAGTTTGTAAAAGTTGATGAAGGCACTATGCCAGTGGATAAAATACCTTTTTCTGTGGCTTATTCCAACCGAGTTAACCTACTTGAGTCAAGACCACCAATGGCAGACATAGCAGAATTAAATTTAAAGGCATACCAAATACAATCTGATCTTGATAACCAATTACATATCTCAGCAGTACCAATGCTTGCCTTTTATGGCTTTCCGCAAAATGCTGAAGAGGTTTCGGCTGGTCCAGGTGAGGCCATTGCTTTTCCAGCAGATGGTAGGGCTGAATATATTGAACCAGATGGTAAAAGTTATGATGCGCAGTTTCGTAGGTTAGACAGATTGGAAAGTCAAATTAATGAACTGGGTCTTGCAGCAGTACTTGGCCAAAAACTATCTGCAGAGACGGCAGAGGCAAAACGAATTGATAGATCGCAGGGCGATTCAACAATGATGGTTGTAGCACAACAGATGCAAGATATGATTGATAACTGTCTTATGTATCATAGCCAATACATAAATTCTGATGCTGGTAGTTGTTTTGTTAACAGAGACTTCCTATCACAAAGACTTGAGCCACAAGAAATACAAGCATTACTCACTCTTTACACATCAGGTTCAATTACACAAAAAACACTTCTTGACCAACTTACTGAGGGTGAGGTTCTTGGAGATGAGTTTGACGTTGAGGAAGAGATAGAGGCAACACAGAGTGGCGGTATGGTTGAGATGGCACAGCCAAGACAAGAGGCAGAACAAGATGAACCAGAACAAGATGCAGCCTAATTTATGTCAACACCTGAAACTTTTTACAGAGAGGCGATTGACTTAAACCGCTACAGCAACCAAGTTGCTAGAGAGATTGTTACGAATTACAACAATGTAATTTTAGATTTAACGAATAAATTGGCGACCATAGATGAGGTAACAGCACCAGCTACTGTCGCAAGAATAAGGGCTATGTTGGTACAGATGAAAGAAAGTCTTGAGAGTTGGTCAAATGCAAGTTCTGTTTATTTGGCAGATGAACTACAAGGCCTGGCTGTATTTCAAACAGAATTTGTAAAAGATCAACTTCAAAAAGTATTACCAAAAGGTGCTGTTGGTGTAAATACTGTAAAAATATCGCCTAATTTTGCGCAAAGTGTTGTTTTTACTGACCCTACAGAGGTAAATATATTAACACTACCAACAGATTTAGAATCCACTGTTCAAAGAACATTCTCTTTAACTGCTGCCAAAGGTTCTGCAATAACTTTACCGAGTGGTGAAGTTGTGGCAAAGGCCTTTCGTGGCATATCAACTAAACAGGCAGAACTTATCTCAAGTCAGATTCGTATTGGTATTACAGAGGGTGAGTCAATACCAAAAATCGCAAGAAGGTTAAGAGGTAGATTACAGTTTGGTGCAAATCAAACAATGACAGCAAAGGCACAGAGGCTTGCTGCTGGTGATGGTATGCGACTTGCAAATACACAAGTTATGACCATTGTTCGTACATCTGTTAACCAAGTACAAAATGCTGTAAGCCAAGCAACCTATGCAGCCAACCAAGATGTCACGCAGAGATATGAATATGTTGCAACCTTAGACGCAAGAACAAGTAAAATCTGCGGCAGTTTAGATGGCAGAATTTTTAAATATAATGAAGGACCCCTACCACCACAGCATTTTAACTGCAGATCAACCACTGTACCGATTATTGATGATGAAGATTTGCGCAGACGTTTTCCTGACACCAGGCCAAGTGCCACTGGAAGAGTGCCACAAGATACTAACTATGCAACATGGTTAAAAGATAATCCGTCAATACAAGATAAAACTTTAGGTAGTAAAAAGAAATTTTTTAATTATTTAATTGATAAAAAAAGAAAAAGTCCAAGAGAGGCTTTGCGATTAATTATTAAAGATGATGGAACAGAGCTAACATTGAAGAAGTTAGCTGAAAAATATCCAAATGCCACTTAAAAAAGGGAGTCAACCAAAGACAATTACAGGCAATATAAGGCAACTCATACAGGAAGGGTATTCAAGGAGCCAAGCTGTTGCTATTGCGTTGTCAAAAGCTGGTAAGAAAAAGAAAAAAACAAGACGGAAAACAAAATAAAAGATATGATATTAGTAGCTACTTGTTAACAAATGCCAAGTCATTATGGTTCTATGAAACCCACAACAAAGAAAAAGAAAAAAAAAGGTGGTAAAAAGTAATGGGAAAGTCATTAGCAGAAAGATTGTCTGAGGCAAAAAAAGCAAAGCAGACACCAAAACCAAAGAAAGATGCGAAAGCTAAGAAGGGTTCCTAAGGATAAAAAAACTGGCATTGCTAAAAAGTATTTGTCAGGTTCAAGAAACCCTGCTGCAAAAGCTGCTGAGATTAAAAGAACAGCAAAGCTTTACAAGGAAGGTGCTTTTATTGATATAAAAGCGGTACAAAAATCAAGAGTTGCCCAAGATGTCACAAAAAAGCAGAAGAAAACCACTAAGCGAGGCCGTAAAAAAAAGTCTTAAGAAAAAGGCTGAAGGCACTAAGTTTAAATATGGCGAACTTGCAGAAGTGTATAGAAAAGGCCAAGGTGCATATCTTTCTGGTGGTTCTCGGAATGTACCAATGGCTGCATGGGCAATGGGTCGTGTAAATAGTTATATGAGAGGAGATAAGGCAAGAACAGTAGATATGGCAATTTATAAAAGATATAGAAAATGAAACTTACTACAAGACAAAAAAATAAATTAAAAGAACATTCTGTTCATCATACAAAAGGTCATATGGATCTTATGAAAAGACTTATGCGTTCTGGTGTAAGTTTTACACAGGCACATAGAGAGGCGCAGAGGAGAGTTGGTAAATGAGTGACCCTAGAATAAAAAAATTTGGTCTTGCTGGTTTTAATAAACCTAAAAGAACACCAAATCATAAAACTAAATCCCATGTTGTTTTAGCTAAAGAAGGCGACAAAATAAAACTTATTCGTTTTGGTATGCAGGGCGCAAAAAATAAACCACCAAGACAAGGCGAGTCAGAGGCAGATAAAGCAAAGCGAAGATCATTTAAGGCTAGGCACGCAAAAAATATTGCAAAAGGTAAAATGAGTGCTGCATTTTGGTCTGATAAAGTCAAATGGTCATAAATCTGATATATTAATTTTTAAAGGCTACGCTTTAATTTATGTCAGAAGAAACCAAAGAGGTGGCTACGCCGCCAACACCAAACAACACAGAAGTTGAACAGTTAAGAGAATCAATAAAAAAATTAGAGGCTAAAAACTACGAATTAATAGGCAAGCTTCAAAATCAGAAAAAAGACACTAAGGTTCCAGAGGATTATGAGTCTTTGTTAGCGTTTAAACAAAAACACGAACGAGAACAGCTTGAAAGTGAAGGAAAGTACACAGAAGCTACACAAAAATTAGAACAGCAATACAGGGATAAATCTGCTGAAGATAAAAAGAGAATTGAAGAGCTAACCGCAAGAAACAGGGAACTTGAACTAATTGCCCCTGCAATGCAAGCTTTATCTGAAGTAACACATGACCCAGAGTTGGTATTGAATAATCTTGTACCAAAAGATCAGATACAAATTAAAGAAGGTATACCAGTTGTGGTTGATGGGTATGAACAGTTACCAATACAAGACTATGTAAAAAATAAATTAGAAAAAACAAAACCTTACTTATTAAAAAATAAATTACCAACTGGTGGCGGTGCGCCTATCACAAGACCATCAACAGACAGTTTTTCAGAAGATATGCTAAAACCATACCTTAAAGAAACATTTAATTTGACTGAACAGGGTAAAATTCGAAAAACTAAAGGTAGAGAAATACACGAAAAGTTGATTGAAATAGCAAATTCACGTTAGTATGTTGCTATAAGGCAAAGTTACGCTAGGCCAAAATAGGGTTACGCCCACACCGTTAAAATTATTTTTCAGGACATGGCAGTTCTAAGGAGTGATATTATCATCCCTGAGAT